TACCGCATGGCTGCCTCGCGCACGCGCGGACCGAATTGGGGGTTCGCTGCGCGCCGGAATTGCGTCCTGTGCAGACGCCTGCACCCCCATCTCCGGCAGGGCCCGAGCCCGATGAGAGGGCGCAAGCCGGCCACCACTGCAGAGAAGCTCGCCAAGGGCGAGACCCGGCCGAGCCGCGTCAACTACGACGAGCCGGACGTGCCAGAGGCCGAGATCAGCTCGGCGCCCAGGGAGCTGCGCGGGGCAGGCTTCCGCCTCTGGCGTGACCACGCACAGCAGATGAAGGACTCCGGCCAGCTGCGCGCGACCGACGTCCCGTTGTTCGTCGCCCACTGCAAGACGGCCATGGACCTCGAGTATTGGGAGAAGGAGAAGTCGAAGCGTGACCTCGACCGCGCCGCCCGGATCACGATCCAGCGCACGGTCAACCAGCTGGGCAGTCTCTACCTGCGGCAGGCCGCCGAGCTCGGCATGACGTCGGTGGCACGCTCGAGGGTGAAGACGGTTACGAAGGCGCCGGTCGAGAAGCCGAAGCACGATCGATACTTCAAGGGACTCCGTGGGATCAGTGGCGGCAAAGCGTAAGGCGCCACCGGCGAAGAAGGCCCGCTCCGGCGGGCCGCGCGTCCCGTGGTGGGGTGCCGGCAAGGCGCCCCATCTCCGGTGGCCCGGAGTGACGATCGAGATTCCGGCCGTGTGGTCGAGGGGACGCAAGCGGTGGGAGAGCCCCGACGGCCGCAACTTCTTCGACGTCGAGGCCGCCGACAAGGCGTGCGACTTCTTCCCGACATTCCTCTCACACCATATAGGGGAGTTCGCCGGCGACGCCTTCGAGCTGCTCGACTACCAGCGGCTGCTCGTTGTGCGGCCTCTCTTCGGGTGGAAGGACGCGAGCACCGGCTACCGCCGCTTTCGGTTCCTATTCCTGTTCGTCCCGAAGGGCAACGGCAAGAGCCCGCTGGGCTCCGGACTCGGGCTCTACCTGCTGCTGTGCGACGACGAGCCGGCGTCCGAGGTCTTCTCCGTGGCCACGGACAAGGACCAGGCGAAGGTTGTGCACGAGTCGGCCAAGGTCATGGTCGAGCAGTCGGCCGATCTGTCCGAGCTCGTCCAGGTCCTGCGCGACTCGATCTACTGTCCGACGTCGCGCGGTTTCTACAAGGCGATCGCCTCGGACGCGGCCGGCAGCCACGGCGGCCGACCGCACGGCGTCATCATCGACGAGTTCCACACCCAGAAGAACCGCGACCTCTTTGAGGCCCTCCGGAAGTCGATGCTCAAGCGGCGCCAGCCACTCATGGTCATGCTGTCGCACGCCGGAGACGACGACGAGTCGATCTGCTTCGAGGAGTACGAGGTCGCGAAGCGCGTGCTGAAGGACGCGTCGCTCGACCCGTCGTACCTGCCGGTCATCTTCGAAGCCGGGCCCAAGGAGGACTGGACGGCCGAGCGGGTGCGGAAGAGGACGAACCCCGGCTACGGGATCATGGTCAATCCGACGATCCTCGCGGCCGAGTGCAAGGCCGCCCAGGACACGCCGCGGAAGCGGAACGACTTCCTCAAGTTCAACCTGAACCGATGGGTCAACCAGGCGACGGCGTGGATCCCCAGCGAGTGGTGGGACGAATGTGAGGCGCCCTTCCCGGCAGGGTACGAGGGCCTCGAGTGCGCCGCCGGGCTGGACATGGCGCAGAAGATCGATCTGGTCGCCTTCCACGTCGTGCTGCGCCAGCCGCTCGAAGCCGGGATCAAGATCGAAGTCACGACAGCCGACGAGGAGACCCTCGAGCCGGCGAAGCGTGAGGTGTCACTCAACTTCCGAGTGTACGGCCTGCCGTTCTTCTGGCTCCCCGAGGAGACGGTCCGCGACCGCGAGCGCGAGGGATTCACGTCCTACCGGGACTGGGCAGAGGCCGGGCTGCTGACGATCACCGAGGGCGCGTCGATCGACTATGACCGCGTGTACCGGGACATCACCACGAAGATCGCGCCCCGGTTCGCGCTGCTGAAGCAGGGCGAGATCGGATACGACCCAGCCTTCGCCACGGACATCGCCAACCGCCTGCGCGACAAGGCCGGCTTCAAGACGGTCGAGGTCCTGCAGAACTACCAGCACCTCAACGAGCCCTCCCAGGTGTTCGAAGCGCTGGTCAAGTCGCGGCGCTGGGTACACGACGGGAACAGGCTGCTGCGGTGGAACGTCGAGAACGTGGCGGTCAAGCGCGACGACGCCGGCCGCATCCGCCCGGTCAAACCCAGGCGGGCAAACAAGAAGATCGACGGCGTGGTATCGGGGCTGATGGGGCTGTCCCGGCTGACTGCGCAGCAGCCGCCGCCGGGGCCCTCGGTCTACGAGGAGCGCGGGCTGCTGGTGCTCTAGGGGGGATGCGTGGGGCGTGAAGCCAGGGCGAACGCGGGGCGGCCGACGGGTGGACAGGTGGTCTTTGCCTATCCGACAGGGGGTTCCGTGACCGTGCCGTTCCACGCTTCGTGTCTCAGGCTCCTCGGATACGAGGCCGCCAAGCCTCCGCGTGAGCGGCTGCTCGCCCAAATGACGCACTCGGCCGGGCTCTACGTGGCGGACAACCGGACGCTACTCACGGAACGATTCGACGATCGAGGCTCGCCGGAGTGGCTGCTGCAGGTGGACACGGACATAGAGTTCCCGCCGACGCTGCTTGAGACGCTGCTCGCCCTCGCCGGCGAGAGCCGAAAGGTGCTCGCGGCGAGCGTGCCGCTCGGCGCCTATCCGAGCTGCGCGTTCCGGCGGACGGACACGCCCGGCGTGTGGGATCCGATCTATCCCGTCCCGACGGAGCCTATCGAGGTCGACGGGATCGCGACGGCCTGCGCGCTCATCCATCGTGACGTCTTCGCGGCGATCGCCGAGGCCGATGGCGCGTGCTGGTGGCATCACCTCTACCTGCCGAAGAGCCCCGCGGCGTCGTCGAGGCGCGCCTTCCGCTACCAGTCGCAGGGTGAGGACCTGGCGTTTTCCGTGCGCGCCGTGGCCGCGGGCTTCAAGCTCTGGTGTGCGCACGTCCCGGGGCTCGGCCACTACAAGACGCGGCGCTGCTCGCACGACGACGAGAAGGCGCTCGCCTTCGCGACGACGCAGCTCGACGCCAGTAGCGACGGCATGGGCGAAATCGTGGAGGACTGAGATGAGCTTCCGAGACTGGCTTCCCTGGCCGCGCCGCACCGAGAAGCGCGAGCTCACGCTCGACCAGTTCAGGGGCCTCGGCCTGCTGGACGAGCCGACGGCCGCCGGCGTCGCCGTGACCGAGCGCACCGCGCTCACGCTCGCGAGCTATTGGGCCGGCGTCAACCTCATCGCGTCGGCGATCGCCAAGCTCCCGCGAAAGGTCTACCGCAAGGTGGGCGAGGATCGCGAGGAGCAACCGAACCACGGCGCCGCCTGGATCGTCCAGGGCGAGCCGAACCCCTTCGTCGTCCCGTTCTCGTTCTGGCGGACGCTCCTCGGGCACGTGCTCACCTGGGGCAACGGCTATGCCGAGATCGAGCGCGACCGCGCGATGCGCCCTATCGCCCTGTGGACGATCACGCCCGACAAGATGCGCGCGGAGGTCCGGGGCGGAAAGCTCGTCTACGTCTACAACGGAGCCGTGACGATCCCGCGCGAGGACGTGTTCCACGTTCCGGGCCTGGGCTTCGACGGGCTCACAGGCTACTCCGTGGTGCAGATGGCGAGGCAGTCGCTCGGCCTCGGCCTCGCCGCGGAGCGGTACGGGGCGGCGTTCTTCGGGAACGGCGCCTTTCCCGGGGTGCTCCTCGAGCACCCGGCCAAGCTCACCAAGGATGCCGAGGATCGGCTGCGCGCCTCGTGGAAGGCGATGCACCAGGGGCCGGATCGCGCCCATCGGACGGCCGTCCTCGAGGAGGGCATGAAAGCGAACGCGCTCAGCGTCCCGGCCAAGGATGCGATGCTGATTGAGACCCGCGAGGTGCAGGTGCTCGAGGTCGCGCGGTGGCTCAACATCAACCCGGCGATGCTCGGCTACAAGACAGCGGAGCGGCCGGGCGGGAACTACGAGTCGAGCCGCCTCGACTTCCTCGATAACACGCTCGACCCCTGGCTCGTGCTGATCGAGCAGGAGTGCAACCGGAAGCTGATCCCGGAGGCGCAGCGAGGGACCTACTACGTCGAGCACGTGCGGGCTGCGGTGCTCCGGACGGACGCGAAGACGCGAAGCGCGGTCCAGAAAACGTATGTCGACATGGGCGCCCTGACGCCCGAGCAGGTTGCGAAGCAGGAGAACCTTCCGGCGCCGCCCGAAAAGCAGTCGATCGCCGAAAAGGTCGAGGCGCTCGGCGGCATGATCCGCGCGGGGTTCGACCCCGACGAGTCGCTGCAGGTGCTCGGCCTCCCGAAGGTCAAGCACCTGGGCCTGCCGCCCGTGACAGTGCAGTCTGTGGAACCGCCGGCTCCCCCATTCACTCCGGCGAATCCCGATCCGGCGGCCGCGGCTCGTGGGCTCCGACCCGTGGTCGTTAGCCTGGCCGCGCGGTTCGGCCGGCGTGAAGCCGAGAAGGCGCGGCGCGCGGCGAAGCGCGGAGCCGAGGCCTTCGAGCAATGGGTCGGCGAGTTCTATGGCCGCGAGGCCGACGTGCTCGCCGAGCTCCTGCAGCCGGTCGTGGCGCTGCGCTACTTCATGGCCGGCTCGACTAACGATGGCGCGGAGGCGAGCAAGGAGCTCGCCCGGGCCTATGTCGAGCGGTCGCGGCGCGAGCTCCTCGATCTCCGTGCGCAGGACCTCGAGGCACAGACGGAGCTGCTGCTGCAGCGGTGGGAACTGCTGCGCCCGGTCGAGATGGCCGACGCCGTCGCGGCCTTGAGAGGCGATGAGGGAGGACAAGCCAATGCGTGAGATCGAACGACGTTTCGTGCTTCCGCCCGGTGGAATCGAGATCCGGGCCGCCGAAGGGGACAAGCCTCCGGTGCTCACGGGCTACGCCGCCGTGTTCGACGTCGAGTCGGAGGACCTCGGCGGCTTCCGCGAGATCGTGCGGCGGACCGCGTTCGATCGGTCGCTGCGCGACGGCGTCGACGTGCTCGCGCGCGCGCACCACGACAGCCGCGACCTGCTCGGCCGCACCTCCGCCAAGACGGCGCGCCTCAACGTCGACGAGCACGGGCTCCGGTACGAGGTCGACGTCCCGGACACCACGACCGGCCGCGACGTCACGGTGCAGGTGAAGCGCGGCGACATCCGACACAGCTCCTTCGCGTTCTACCTGCCGCTGGGCGGTGACGTGTGGGAGAACCACGCGAGCGACGGGCTCCCGCTCCGCGAGCTGATCGACGTTGACCTCGTGGACGTGGCGCCGGTCGTCAACCCGGCCTATGCCGCGACCGAGGTCTCGGCCCGCGCGCTCGAGGAGGCGCGAGCGCACGCGCCGGCCCCGGCGCCGACCCCAGCACTGGCCTCGCCGCCGGCAGTGCCGATGAGCGTGAACGAGGCGCAGCAACGCCTCGGGGAGGCGGACTAGCATGCCCCCCCCCCACGCGCCGCTCCAGGGCCTCGACCCCGGGCTATTGCCGATCGTGGGGCGGATGGAGCTCCTCATCGGCTGTGGGCCGTCGCGCGATCGCCGGATCGTCATTGGGCCGGCGTGTGTGGTCGAGGCTCGTCACGCTCGACAACAACGCCGACCACCGTCCCGACGTCGTCCACGACCTCGAGATGCTCCCCTACCCGTTCGAGGACGACTCGTTCGACGAGGTGCACGCCTACGAGGTGCTCGAGCACCTGGGCCAACAGGGCGACTGGTGGTCGTTCTTCGCGCAGTTCTCCGAGCTCTGGCGGATCCTCAAGCCGGGTGGGTTCCTGGCGGCGACGTGCCCGAGCTATCGCTCGATGTGGGCCTGGGGCGACCCCAGTCACCGCCGCGTGCTCACGAGCGGGACGTTGGTGTTCCTCGATCAGGGGCAGTATCGCCGCCAGGTCGACGGCGTCGGCGGGGCGCGAACGGCGATGAGCGACTTCCGCTTCTGCTACCGGGCGGACTTCGTCGCCGTGCCGGGCGCATGCCGGGAGGATGACGAGAGCCTGTCCTTCGTGCTCCAGGCGGTGAAGCCTTCGCGATGGTTGCCTCTTGACGCGCGTGGTACAGCGCGTGCTACAGTGGCGCTCGACGAGTAGTTCGGTGCGGGCGACGCGGCTATCCGCCGACTCCGCACCGTCCTAAAGACTTCTCGGCCGGCTACCCGGGCGCGAGGCCTGAAGCGGTGATTCCGTTTGATCCCGCCAGGGCTCGCGCCCTTGGCTTTTGGCCCGGCGCTCCTGGCGAACGCGCAGGAGGCGCACGGACCATGAAAGAGCTGATCGCGAAGCGGCTGAAGCTGAACGAGGACAGCAAGGCCATCATCGAGAAGGCGAAGACCGAGAAGCGCGAGCTGACGGCCGAAGAGCAGGTGACCTTCGACCGCATGCACGCGGAGATCCAGGCCATCAAGGGGACGCTCGACCGGATGGCGCTGCAGGAGGCCGAAGAGCGGGCGATGGCCGAGTCCCGCGGGCGCAAGACCGAGACGACCGTCGAGGTCGTCCCGAACCGCGAAGTCGATGCAAACCTGGCGTTCCGGGCCTGGGCGTGCGGCGAGCACGCCACCGAGGAGATGGTCGAGGCGGCGAAGCGCATCGGCTTCCGCTACGGCCGGCGCGAGCTCGAGACCCGCGCCCTGTCGAGCGTGACGGCGACGCAGGGCCAGGCGAGCATCCCGGACGAGCTCATGCGCGCCTACGTCGACGTGCAGAAGTGGTACGGGCGCGTCCGCAACCTCGCGACCATCATCCCGACCACGACCGGCGCGCCGCTGCCGATCCCCACCACCGACGACACGAGCAACACCGGCGAGATCGTGGGGGATGGCGCCGCCGTCACGACCTCCGCGGACCCGACGTTCGGGGCCGTGACGCTGGGGGCGTTCAAGTACAGCTCGAAGGCGGTGATCGTGCCCGTCGAGCTGCTGCAGGACTCCGGGATCAACCTCCCGGTCTACCTCGGCGGCGCGCTCGGCACGCGCATCGGGCGGAAACAGAACGCCGACTTCACGGCCGGCGCGGGCACCACGCTCCCGTTCGGAGTGCAGGTGCAGGCGTCGCTCGGCAAGACGGCCGTGGCCACGAACGCGATCACCTTCGACGAGATCATCGACCTGTTCCACTCCGTGGACATCGCGTATCGCGAGCGGCCCGACACGGCGTTCATGCTCCACGACACCGTGGCGGCCTACGTGCGCAAGCTCAAGGCGGCCACGTCGGGCCAGTACCTCTGGGAGATGAGCACGCAGGCCGGGCAGCCGGATCGCCTCTTCGGGAAGCCGGTCGTCATCAACAACGACTGCGATTCGGCCTTCACGACGGCCAAGCGGCTCCTGCTCTTCGGAGCGTTCGGGGCCTACAACATCCGGGACGCCGGCGCGCCGACCTTCATCCGGGCCGACGAGCTGCGGGTGCTCAACCACCAGGTCGTGTTCCTGGCGTTCCAGCGATCGGACGGGAACCTGGCGGACGTCACCTCCGTCCGCTACCTGCGTCTCGCCTAACGGGGCGCCTCCCGGGGGCGGGCGCGTGCTCGCCCCCGGGGCCCACATCATGAGGGTTCGAGCTCTCAAGTCGTTCGCCGGGCCGGCGGCCTCGCCGACAGAGGGTGACCTGTTCGAGGTGCCGGCGCCGATCGGCCTCGCGTGGATCACTGCGGGGCTCGTGGAGCGAGCCGAGCCGGAGATCGAGACGGCAGTCGCCCGGGCTCCGGAAACCGCGGTCGCGCCCGCGGCCGCGCGCAGGGGAAGGCGGTAGACGATGCCTCTCTCAACCTATGCGCTCATGAGCCTGGCCGAGCTCAAGGCCCACGTCGGGGCCGGGGGAAGCGCGAAGGACGCTGACCTCGAGGAGGTCATCAATCGCGTATCGGCCGAGATCGAGGGCCACCTGGGGCGTCAGATCGTGACGCGCGGCAACCTCACCGAGTATCACACCATGCGCGCCGACGGCACGGCCGTTGAGGCCTCGGAACTCCGCACGCTCGAGTGGCCCATCATCGCGGTTACGAGCGTCCACGAGGACACGGCGACGCCGCGGACCTACGGCGCCGGCGCCCTCCTCGTCGACGGGACGGGGTACGAGGCCGTCAAGCCGAAAGGAATCATCCGCCGGATCGTAGGCTCCGGCGTGCTGGGTGTCTGGAATACGGGGCACCGCGCGATCAAGGTCGTCTGCTCTGCCGGCTACGCCACGACGGCGGCCGTCCCGGCCGAGATCAAGGCGGTTGCGCTCCGCTATGCGGCGCTCGTCTGGGGCGAGACCAAGCGCGGCGACTTCGGGATGTCCGGCATGTCGGACGCCCTCGGCAACTACACACGTTTCGCGCCGGCGCAGCTGACGCCAGAGATGAAAGCCGCGCTCGCGCCCGAGCGCCGACTCTCGTTTTGGGAATCGGGGGAGCGCGACGCATGAGCTCCGAGGCCGTGACGCTGCCGCAAGCGATCGCCAGGCTTCGCGCGTTCGACGAGGACTACTTCGTCAAGGCCGCGACGAACGCGATCCGCCGGGCGATGAGCGCGGGCCGGTCGCACGCATACGAGCTCGTCACGAAGTCGAAGGTCGGTCAGCAGGTGGCGCGCCTCGGGACGGTCCGGCGCGGGCTTGCGAAGGCCCAGGGTGGGTTCACCCGTTCCCAGCTGTCGGCCATCAAGGGGAACGTGATTCCGCTGATCGTGAAGCGCGGCAAGCTCGAGCTGCGCGAGGACCTCGCGAGCGGCCGGCGGTCGTGGCGCGGGTCGCTCGTCACCGAGGGCTTCGCCGCCTTGATCGAGACCGGCGGCAAGACGAAGCCGCACGCGATCAAGCCGATCCGTCTCGGCGGCTACTCCCGGAAGCGGTCGAAGAGGGCGCAGCAGCTCGCCCAGGCCGGCTATCTGACCTTCCTGGTGGGCGGCCGCTGGGTGTCGAAGAAGATCGTGACGCACCCCGGATCAAAGGTCCCGCGCGACCCATTCATGGAGAAGGGCGGGGCCCGG